CCGTGACGCCGCCAGACGGATTTACGAACACAGACACGTAGCAGATGATCGCAGCACCGACATACACCGGACAGCCGATGTGGACGCCAGGCGTGAAACCAGTGAGCGCGCCTACGATGGTCGAAATGTCGATACGGGTAATCTGATTCAACAACCCAGTCACTGAGATCGGCTGCGGCGCATCCTGCGGATACGTATGGGTCGGAGTCGGAAATGCCGGAGCAGCCTGGTAAACCGTTGCGTTCAGGTTCGGCGTGTAGCCCGCAAGGTTCGGTTCGGTAATGTTCAGCGTCATGTACCGCGTCAACGTCGTTGGCGACGAGTACTGGCTAAACGACGCAAAGGCGCAGACGTAGGTTTGATACGTCAAATCTGGAAGCTGACCGGTGATGGTGTACGGCGTTTTCAATGACGTCGGCACAAACGTCGTTGGTCCTGGCGTAACCGCCGTAAGAAACGGCTCAAACATCTGAACGTTGCCGCTCACGCTTGAGGTTCCGACGACGTTTGGAAGAACGCTGTCGTGATTGTCCTGCGTCTGAAACCCGATGAACGGAATCTGCGCGTTGTTCGCGCTGACCGTGAGCGAGCCAAGTGCAGCCGTCAGGAACACCGTCCATAGCTGCCCATCAAGCTGGCCTGATGCCGTGGCTGGAGCCGTGTAGTACTGCGTGATGGCGCGAGCCGATGCAGCAAGAGCACCCGTTGTAGGGTCCTGCTCAAGCACGATGCCACGGAACGCCCAGGCCTCAAACCAGGTGCCAGCACCCGGAGCCGCCTTGGCCATGATGTTGGACACACTGGCGTTGACCGTGAACACCCCGGTCGACGGGTTCACCGTCACGAGCTGCGCGGACAAGGCAGCAGGAGCCACCCCAGACGTATCAGACGGACATGCGGCCCACACCATCGACGCAGAGCCCGTAACGGACCGCTGAAGGCCCGTAATGTCGAACGAGCGGAAGCAGGTCTGGCCGACGGTCCCGAGGGCGTATTGGATGCTCAGCGTCGCCGTGGCGAAGTCGAACATCTTGTACTGAACAGAGCCGCCGTTCTGCCATGCCGCGATGACGTTGTACTTCGAGCCGCTCGTCCACAGCCGCGTCAGCCGCAGGTTCAGGATCGGGTTAGACGTGTTCGCCTGCAAAACACTTGGAGCGACGACGAACGATCCGTCAGACACCTTCTGTACAGCGTAATACAGAATATTGCCAAACGAGTTGTACGACGCCGTCGTCATGTTGGCGTAGGCGAGATCGCTCGAAAGCTCCTGCCCCGTACGAGCGCCCGTGAGCCATGCCGTGAAGACATACAGGCCATCTGGGCTGGGAATCGAGTCGACCTCGATGATGCTACCGCCCGACGACGTTACGGCATTGAGCGTACCGATGAACTCCGGGATGCGGTTGACCGTGCGCCAGCCGTGGCTTGCGTCCGAACCAACGAACTCGTAGAGCTTTGAGCCCGCCGCAAGCAGTGCCTTCTCTCCAGCAGCAGACTCGTTCAAACCGAGCGCCTCGACGCTGGGATCGGGCACCGAGTCGCCGTCGAACGCAGAGGCTGGCTGATTGCCGGTGCCAACTACGAGCGAGAACCCGTTACGCTTCTCCAGGCTGCCCGGCTGACGCATCGTCACGTTGTCAGCCGCAACGAGCGCAGGTGGCTTCAGGTTGTTCGGGTCCGTATAGACATCGACACCCGCAACAACTGGAGCGTTAACGATCTGCTCGTTCGAAGCCATCAGGTAATCTCCAGGTTCAGGCGAACGGGCGTCATCACGTCGTTGCCTTGGTCGTCTTTCGGCGCGATGTAGCGCAGCCGCATGATCTTCTGCCCGAGTGGTCCGGGAACTTCAACAACCTGCAGGTTCGGCGTCGCGTATGGAGCCGAAGACGCTTTTGGCGTGTTGGTCAGCACCTTCGCGATGTTGAACCCGTTCGGGATGCGCCCGAGGTTGTGGGGAATGTCCACGGTCTGACCCGGCTTGAACGTGATGCCCTGACCAGGCGAACTCTTGCTCAGGCTCGTGACCGTCTGCGATGGCGGCGGCTGCTGCCGAATCGCGTCGGTCGCATCCGACACGGTGCGTTGCACGCGGTCAAGCTGCGCGTTGCCACTAGGACGAGGAGTAAACTGCTCGGGCTTTGCTCCCGACATGACTCACCTCCACCAGCCGTAACGGTTGCTCAGAAGCGCAGTGCGCCGAATGCGCTCTGGCTGCGCGGCGTCTCGCTCCGAAGCATGGAGCTGGAACCTCTGAAAGAGCTCGTCACGCACGACCTTGATGGCCGCCGCCTGCTCTACGCTCTCCTCCTTGAGGAGGCACTTGATGGCGCTGTCCTTCACGACCCACTCGTCCCAGCCAGCGCGACCATCCACACGGTCGGAACTTACAAGCATCCGCTGCGGAGCCGGGTAGTAGTAGACGCGATACGTTCCACCGAGCGTATCAGGCGCGATCGAGAGAAGCTCACGCCCGTTTACCGTATAGATTCGGTAGTACGGAAGCTCGTTGCTGCCTTCGTAGATGCCAGCCTGGCGAAGCAGGTTCTGCTCGTCCCACATGAAGCGGCGCAGGGGGTTGAACGTCGAGATGTTACCCGTGGTTCCGCTGCCGTACCAGACGCCCTTGCACTTGTAGAAGTCGCTCTCGATGTAGCCGTAGGACTGACCGCCTACGCCTACCGAAGCTCCAATGGGACTCATGTTCAGCAAAGCATTGAACGAGGACGTGTTGTCGCTCACATAGCCGTTGCCGGCAACGATGACGGTGGCATCGGTCACTCCGCCACCCGTTACAGCAGTAACGGTAGCCAGGCAGCCGTTTGCCCCGGTCGACGGCTGCGTCAGGCGAATCGTATCGCCGACTGCGTAGCCAGTGCCAGAAGGCGAAAACCATGCAAGCGAGATGACCTGGCCCGTCTTGCCTGCATTGAGAATGTCGTACTCTCCTGCGCCAGTGGACACGATGTTCACATAGCGCAGGAGGTACTCCTGATCGAAAAGCACGATCCGGTCGTAGAGCTCAGCCCACGACTGGTTGACGTACGCACGCACCTCATCGGACGTGACGAACTGCGAGTTCACCATGTCGGCTTCGCGCCGCACAGCCAGTTCGAGTTCAGCGAGCGTCCTTGAGTATGCCATGCGTCAATCCTCTTCCTCGTACCCTTCGCCACTGCAGGCCTTGCTCATCTCCTTGAAGATGCGCGCAGCCGACTTGTACTTGCCCTTGCTCCCGGCTTCGAAGAAAGCCTTCGCCATGGATTCGAGCTCCATGCCGTCGTCTTCCTCGTCCGAAGCAAGGGACGGAGAGGAGCCACGCTCCTCGTCCATCCCAGGCTTCTTCTTGCCAAGAGCGATCATGAGAGCCATGCCGCCCTTGCCCTTCATCACGCCACCACCGAGCTGTTGGTGCAGATGAGGCTGATGCAGATCATGCCGCCGTTGCTCACGTCGTCAGCGACACCAGCGTTGTTCGTCACCGAGAAGGTGAAGCCAGTGGTCGTGATGTTCGTGACCTGCACGATCGTGGGCACAACGGAGTCCATGATGGTCACGATCGGATGAACGATCGCTTGCACCGAAGACGTGCCGCCGCTGCTATCAGGAGCAAAAGCCAGCGTGTAAACGCCAGTGCCCGTTCGCGTCAGTTGAAGCCCGCGACCAGGATCGGTCGTAGCGCCAGTGGGCGTAACAGCGCCAGCAGCGCCAACGCCCCAGCGTTGCGACATGATGATGAACTCGGGGAGGTTCGAGTTCTTCGCAGGATAAAGGTATCGGTTCAGAGCCATGTTCGTTCTCCTTTAGGAGGTGTGGCAAAGGCGCGCCACCACACAGCAGCGCGCCAATGCCCAACCGATCAGGTGCCGAAGCCGGTGAGGATGATGTTCGCGCCGGGGTTGTTGCAGAGGAACTGCCCGTAGTGGCCGAAACGAACCTCGTACTGGTCGTTGTCGTTCACGCGGAGGTAGTCGTTGTTGTCCCAGTCGAGCATCTGCGGCGCAGCGCCGAGCGTCGAGAGCTCGAACGCCGACATCTGGAGCATGAACGCCTTGTTGCGCGGGCACATCGGCGCAGCCACGATGTTCATCGGGCCGTTCGCACCATCGTACTGGATGCTCTTGAACGAGATGCCAGCGACGTTCGACTGCACGCGGTCGTAGACGATGTCCGAACCGAGCGCCTTCTTGAGGTTCTGGAGGTCGAGCGGGTTCACGAGGATCGTGTCGGGCGAACCAACGCCCTGCACGAGCACGCGAGCCTCACCCTCCATGAGCGCCTCGTTCATCGGGAGACCCGAGACCGAGAGCACCTGGCCGGCAAGACGGACAGGGTCGACCGAACGGTTGAGACCCCAGAAGTTGTCCGTAACCGACGGGCTCGTGATCCACGATTGCAGGCCGGTCACGCAGCCAAGAGCCGAACCCGTGGCCGAGTAGGGGCTAACGGCTCCGCCGTAACCGACGTTGGCAATACCAGTCGCGTCACCAGCGCGCACAATCGAGTCGCCAGAAACGATCCCGCCGATGGTTGCGGTGGTGCTTGCCACACCAGCGACAAACACCTGCGTGGTGAGCGAGCCGGATTGACGGTTGATCCCAGTGACGTACATACCGGTACCGTCCTCAGACTCGGCGGTAGCAACACCGTAGGCGTGCTGCGTACCGGCACCGGTCAGGTCCCAGAACTGGACCTTCATGCCGAGCATGAAGTTGACCGCATCAGCGGGCGTCGCGAGCTGGATCGTGAAAACACCCGACGCGACGGTAGGAGCGCCCAAGATAACACCGCGCTTGCCGGTGCCATCGCCGAAGAGCTGGAACTCAAGTTCCTGGAGCTCGTTCGTCGAGATGCCGTCCGTCTCGTTGTTCCAGAGGTCAACGAGCGCGCCCGAGGTACGGACCGCAGCCTTCATGGTCTCGCCGTCCATACGGAGGAGACCGTAGTGGCGCGTGCGGTAGACCTGGAAACGCTTGTACGAGCCGCCGCCGCCGTTGACGCCAGCCTTCGCGATGCCCTGGGCAATCTTGAAGCCAGACGACGAACCCTGCGGACGCTCGTTCTGGAGCGCCACAACGCGGAAGTCGCCATCGAAGTTCGTGGTCTTCTTGACGAGCGCGAGGAGCGGGAAGTTCTTGTAGAGCGCCTGCGGGATCGCACCATCCGGGTACTTGGTCTTGAGGATGGCTTGAACGGCAGAGTAGGTCGGGTTTGCGTACGGCATGATTGAAACTCCTAGTTAGCTGGTTGCGAGGTTGCTTTTTTGACTGCGGCCAAAAGGGCAGCTTTTTGCTGGTCGGCATCGAGCTGTCCAAACGGCTTGCCAGCAGTCCGCGTCTCGCTGGCAGCCTTCGTCGAGATGGTCTTCACGCCCTTCTTCTGGGCGGCGACCGGCGCAGGTGCAGCGGCTGGAGCCGCACCAAGGCGCGAAAGCTTTCGCTTGTACTTGTCTTCGAGGTACTTGATGACGGCAATGTCCTCGGGCTGCTCGCCGTGGCGGCTCTCGTGGGACTCGGCGACCGACATTGCCTCCTGCCAGAGCGACTCAACGTCATCCTCGAACATGTTGAAGAGCGTCGGGAACTGGTCCTTGGAGACCTGGCGAAGGAACGACGTGCGCGCCTCGGCAAGCTGCGACTGCATCTGCCGCTCCTCGGTCTCACGGCGCATGCTCTCGCGCTCTTCACGCAGCGCCTTGAGCTCCTGGCGGACCTCGTCAATCTCACCAAACGCACCTTCGTGCATCTGGCCCTCGCGCATGCCCGCGTCGATCAGGTCCTGGAACTCGAACCCGAACTCCTTGAACGTGCGCGCGGGGGCGCGACGCAGGCGCTTGAAGATCTCGTCAACGACCTGCTTCTGCGTTTGCTGAACGCGCTCGTCCGACTTGGCAAGCTTCGCCTCAAGCTCGCGCATGCGCGACTCGGCCTGACGCACGCGACGCTCAGCAGCCTGACGAACAGCGATAATCTCGTCCGCTACGTCGCTTTCGGTTTCCGACTCTTCTTCCGCCTCAGCAGCTTGCGCTTCCTCCGGCTCAGACTCTTCGCTCACTTCCTCAGCTTCACCAGCCTCGGCAGCATCAGGCTCCGTTGCCTCGGGCTGCTCCTCGGCTGCTGCTTCGACGGCAACCGGCTCATCGCCAGACTCTGCCGGCGTTGCCGCCTTGATGGCCTCACTCGCTGCAGCGTTCATGCGTGCGTAAAGATCGTCAGACACTGGGTACCTCCTCTGGTGCCGGTCCTTGCGGTGCCGGCGGTTGTGCCGCTTGTGGCGGCTGTGCCGCTGCTTGCGCTTCTGCCTGAGCCTCACGGGCCTCGGCCTGCATCTGCGCAATCAGAGCCTCAATCTTCGACAAGTACTCGTCGAGGGCGGCGATGCGCTCCTCGGGCACGCCGTCAACGCGCGCCTTGTTGTAGTGCTTGCGCGCTCGGTCGTAGGCAACGTCGAGCAGCAGCCGCTTGTCGGGGTCTGGGTAGTCGAGCCCTCGCAGGATGAGCGAGCAGGCCTTGTCGACCACGTCCACGTCCGCCGTCTCCAAGTCGCGCGTCGCGTCAATGTCCGGCAGGTTGAGCATGTCGGCCACGATGCGCCGATCGGTGATGATCTTGCGGTCGACGAGCTCCAAGGTCTCCTGAAGCAGCGCCGCTTTGCTCTGCGAGAGCGCGGAGATGGGCTCGCAGCGGAGCGTGTACTCCTTGCGGTCCATGCGAACGTCCGACCAGTTGATGCGCTCCAGCGCGCCCTGGCCAGGAGCCAGAATCTCAACCTCTTCGCCGTTCTCAGCAGCCTCTTCGCACGCGTCGACGATGAGCCAGCCGAGTTCGACGTGGAACTGGCGAACCGCCTCGTGCGCAACGCGGAAGCGCGAGTCTTCCATGTCGTCATACACGCGAAGCGCGTGGCCCGAGGCCTGGCGCAGGCCCGCCGGCAGGAGCGACTGAGCGGAAAGCTCGGAAATGCCCTGATAGCGCAGCATGTTCTGCGCGATCATGTCCTTGTACGCGTACGTGTCCGGGTGAACCGGCTGCGGGTTGAACACGTCGGGCTTCGCGCCCTGGTATTCGATGATCGTCCCAACGTCGTTGTCGATCTTCGTCTTCCCGAGCGTACCGGCCTGCACCATGATGTGCGAACCGCCCATCAGGTCGTGGGCAATCTGGATTTTGTTCGACAGCTTGTCGTACTCGTCCTGCGCAGCGGCGAGTTCGAGCGCCATCGACGGGCCGTAGAAGCCCGCGAGGTCCGTATTCAGGCGCAGGAAGCCAAATCCGAAGTTGGCCGTGCGCTTCCAGGGCACCGTGGCGAGCGTACCGGTCGAAAGAGCGATGACGCGCAGCCCGTCCGTAGCATTCGGACCGCTGGCGAGGTGCGTGGCCTCGTAAACCAGGATCTGATCCGAGTACCGCGACGTGTTCATGTACGTCGAGTCGTCATCCGCAGGGCGCGGGGCCGACAGAACGGCCTTCTTGCGCTCGTTTTCGGTTCCGTAGAGGTCTTCCTCGTCGCCGCCGAACGCTTCGAGGACCACAGAGCGGTCCATGTAGCAGCGGTGGTAGAGGCAACGCGGCGTTCCGTAGCGAGACTCGGCGTCGGAGACGAGCAGATCGAAGATCGGCACGCGCTCCATCTGAATTGCGCCGTCTTGGACGTAGACCTTGCAGGCCGCAACGCCAAAAACGAGCACGTCGAGCAGAAGCTGCGGGTACGCCTTGGCGTACGACGCCGCGTAAAACGCTCCATGCAGGAACCGGTCGAGCTGCTTGGCTCGGTACCGTTGCAGAAAGTCGCCACCTACCGTCAAGGTACTAGGTAGCGGCATCTGGCGGGCCAGTTTGGCCTGCATGGTGTGGATGGCGTTCCGCGCCACGTTGAACGAGACCCGCTCGTCCCATACGTTGCGGATCGGCATACCGAACATCTTGAGATCGGTGCCGTAAACCTCTGCAGCGCGCGTCCACATCTGGCGACGGTAAGCCGATTCGTTGCGAATCGAGTTGATCGCGCCGACTACTGCGTTGGCAGGGTCCTCATTATTCTGATGGAGGAGCCACCACGCATCGGTCGTTTCGGTGATACCGGCCATTCATGGGCAAGTATCCAGGTTTCCGTAAGACCCTCAAGGTCGAAAGCGACCGCTCCTTGCCGCGCGTTCATTTTTGCGGCGTATCTTCTTTTCAATCGGAATCCAAATATCTCGCTCTTCCTTCGTGAGTCCCTTGTACTCGTCTTCGAAAGAGGACTGATCTTGGGTTGGCATTTGCTCGTGCCAGCGCGTGAGAGCCATGCAGATGGCTGGGGCGTAGTCGGCGTGGCGACCGTCGCCCGACTTGGTGAGGTCGATGGTGACGCCGGTCTGCGTGTAGCGTTTGACGACGCGCTGCATATCCTGTCGAACGACGGGGTCAGGCGGGAGCTCGACCTCGCCGATCTCGAACATGGTCCTGAGTGTCAGATACCGCTTGGTGCGCTCGCTTGAGGTCCAGGCGTGCGGGATAAGGACGAGACCTACCTGCGAAGCCAGGTCACGGAGGGCGTCGCCCATGTACTGGTCGCTGTCGAGCACGGTGACTTGATAGGCCTTTAGGATATGTGCAATCTCAGCGAGTACCGCAGCGGGGCGCAGGGGATTTACAGCACTTCCGGTCCACTGCTTCGCTAAGCAAATAACTTTTTCCTTACGCCCCGAGCCGGTGGCGACGACAAGTGTGAAGCTGTTGCCACGGGTGGCAGGGTCGATGGCGGCGGTGTAGAGCGCACCGGGCCTTGGCGGGGCGACGAGCGGCTCTTTGCGAGTGGCCGTATCGAGCATCTGCGTCGTGAAGAGGGCCTCCTCGGGGTCGGCAAAGTCGGCCTCAATGTCGGTGCGGTAGATGCGCGGGTCTCGGCGTGCAATCTCCAGCTTGTCGTCGGTCCAGATGAGCGGGGCCATGTCGTAGGCGGGAGCCTTGACGACGACGCAGTCCCGGCTTGGACGACCCCATCGTTCCTTGACCAGGTCGTAGAGGAAGCCCATGGGGGCCCAGGGGGAGCTGATGTAGACGAGCTGGGCTCCTGGGAGGATGCGGAGCAGGACGGCGTCGCGCAGGTCATTGACGGAGACGGCTGCATCGTCTGCGCCCCAGCGTGCGACCTCATCGAGGATGACGCCGGCAGACCAGCGGGCGACGAGCGAGGAGCCGGCCTTGGACGAGGCGACGACTTTGATTTCGACGGGACGCCCTGAGGGGTGCCGAATCATGAGCGTGTCGGCGGTAGGGGTCTCCAGAATGAGCCTGGAGAGGATGGGGGACGCCATCATGCGGCCCACGATGTGGCCGAAGACAACGTCGGCGAGGTCCTTCGAGAGGGAGACGATGGAGATACGCGGAATCTCTCCGGGACCAAGCCTGGAGAGATCGGCGCGTTGGGACCAGTGGACGGCTAGTGCGGCGGCGCTGAGCGACTTGGCGGTACGGATGCCGGAGACGATGGCGAACTCTGCTGGCTTAACAGTAGGAGGCAGAGTTCCTCCAAACGCGCGCAGTACTGCCGGGTCATTGCCAAGCTCAGCGAGAGGGCGACCATCGGCAACACGAGCAATAGCGCGTTGAAGTGGGCTAGCAGTGGTGAGA